TTGGAGTTGCATTGGAGAATAGAAATAGTCTCCAGGTAACCCAACCGTAGGGAGTTCTTTGATAACGTTCTTGGGGTCGCTACACCAGACAACGGAATCAGGAGCAGTATTAGGGTTGACACTGGTAACAACCAGATCAGCACATTTAAGAGGGAATTTCTCTGCATCACTCAGCGTTGTATCTAGTTGGAACTGCAACATGTAATTGCTACGACCCATAGACGCTTCACGTTCTAAGAGGTCTTCATCGCTAAAACGATCTGGATCTGTTGGTTCCCACGCTGCCTTACCGTTATCAATGTCAGCCTGCAGCTGAGGGGCTAGAAGGCCCTCGTAATTAGAAAGAGACCGTGGAACACGTGCAGGCCAAACAAACGGCTTGTAACCCCTCTCAGCAAGCTTTCTGTAAACAGTAAATGTTGTCTGAGGAGTACCCAGATACATGATTCTGCTTGACTGATGTGGGGTCAAAATAGATTCAGCTTCTGTACAAAGTTGTAGAAGCTTCTCTCGCATAAACTCTGAAAGACTATTACCAGGAATCTCAACATCGTCTAGAACCATCACATCGGCGCGGCTTCCTGTTAGCTGTCCAGTGATGCCCACGCTTTTTACGCTTGGAGCTTGGTGGGGTGAGCAATTCACATCGAAGCTTATCCTCGACCACCTTGCATCGTCGGACTTCGGACGTAAATGAGAAAGCCATGGTGTCTCAATAATTAGTTTTTGTAAAAAGATAGACATGTTGTCGGCTCTCTCTTTGGAGGCCGAAATAATCATGATCTTTTTTTCGGGGTCATTAAATAAAGACCAAAGAACAAAAGCACCAGTAATCCAGCTCTTACCAACTCCCCGAAATGCTTGGATCTGAAGACGCTTTGGACCGTGTTGAATGTAATCTGCAATTGCATATTGAGCCTTTGTTGGTGAAGGGAGTTCAAGCTGCTCCCATAAAGCTTGTAGAAACAGCTTGAAATCGCTCTGTAAGGCGTCTAAAACGGTGGACATATAGATAGATATATAAAAGCTTTTAAAGACGCTTACAGCCGCCTATACAGACGGCCTATAACGTTAAACAACTGATTCAAATATTTTTAGATCTTTTTTAAGACGCTTTTCACGCGCTTCCATTTTTGCAACAGCACGTTCCATACCTTTTTTACCTTTAAACTTTTTGATAAAGGTTTTTGCACCTGCTAACTCGCGTGAAAGGACTGAGCCAGTCGGTTTCGGAGAAGACTTAGCTTTTGTTTGTGTCTTGGCTTGTGTAGGCTTAGATGTGGGTTTAGCTGTAGGTTTAGCTGTAGGTGGTTTAGTAACTACAGTTGGTTTAGTTGTAGAAGCTGGTTTGGTATTAGCTGGATTCTTTTCAGCTGGTTTTTGTTTACCACTTACTTGTGTAGTCCTAGAATTTGCGGTTTTAGCAAGACCAGGAAATTTACTTCTATTAGATACAGGCGTTGTTTTAGGTTTACCTCGGGATACCACTCTGCCACGACGATTTATGTTGCCTGATCTAGAACGAGTTCTTTTAGCTTTGCCAGCAATAGACTGTGCATACATCCTAGAAATTCTACGTTGTTCTGAAGTAGTACCTCTTGCAGCATTGATTGCATCGTTAGCCGCTGAAGCAGCTAGCAAAGCAGAGCCACTGCCATCATCACGTCCAGCTACAAGACGACCTACGCCTCGTAAACCAGCTTTAGCTGCACCTTTAGCAGATTGAAGGAAGGCAGAGCGCTGAGCACGGCGAACTGCTGGGCCTACTCTTGATGCACCATAAACACGGTTTGCTGCACCTGCAGGTTGCCCAGTACGCACTCCAGGTGTACGTGTACCTTGTGCGGCACGTACTTGTTTAGCTCTAGCCATTGCACGTTTTGCAGAAGCTCTGCCACGAGGTGTGGTTTTAGCAGAAGTTTTTCCAGCAGGAGGTAGTTGAGGTCTTCCCCTCGGTGTTGTTTTAGAAGTAGGTTTTGATTTACCTTTAGGACGGATCTGAGTAGAAGCTGTAGCTTTAAGTTGTTTAGCATAGGTAGATTTAGAGACATATCTACCGTTCTTTCCCATTACAAGACCGCGCTTATTAGGATGTTTAGTACCGGGTTTGATTTTAGCCATTTGTGTGTTTAAAAATTACGTATTCGCGAAGTCGATTTATGCCGAATGTTGTACGCATAAATTCAAGTACAGGTTTGCTTGCCTTTTTCTGATTACACTTTTCACAAGCTGGTAGCATGTTGCTTGCTATCGTTTCACCTCCAGCACTACGAGGAATAACGTGATCGAGTGTGAGATTTGATAATTCATAGGATTGTCCGCAATAGACACAGACACAGTCAAAGTGTTCCTTAAGTGCTTTTCTCCAAAGCTTCTTAGACAAAGAACTGTTCATGGCTATTAGGTTGTGTAAGTAGTGATCAGGTGTAGGCAACAAAGGTGTCATGCGTATCGAGAGTTATTGCCATGTCCATTAGCTGCACGGTTTATGGATTTAGGTTTAATGCGAAGTTTGCCAGAGGCTGAGTGAGATAAATCACCACCACCTCTACCCATAATTCCACGTGCACGTCTAGCAGCAGCTAAACGTCTTCGATATGCCTTTTGTTCTGGTCTTGCGTTGATCATGGCTTGACGACGCATTTGAACGCGCCTAGCCCTTGGATTATTGTCTAGATAAGTTTGTGTTTTACCTTTTGCCATAGAGACGGCTTTGTACTAATTCAGGATCTACTTTCGGGAGAATGCTTGTCAGTTTATCCAGAGGGTTACCGTCGTAAGCAACCCCTGAAATATCGTTTTTATGAAGCCAGTCACAAGCTGCTTTCAATTCATGAGCAGTAGCATCACCACTTTTAATTCTTTTCAGAAACTCCTCTGTTACTAGATTATGTAACTCGTTAAATTGATCTTCAGTCGCTTTCTTCTTTGACATTCTTCTTAGCCCTAGGTTTACGTGCCTTAGGTGATTGGATTTCATACCGACCGGCTTCAGGGTAAAGACGGCTCATAGCTTTGTCTGCACCATCTGAAGAATCATATTCTCCGATGACTTTATCGATATAAAGGTCTACAAGTTTATAAGTCATGGGTGTGTGTCTTCCTTCTTTTTAAGATTGTTAGGTTTGCTGTTGCCATTACCATTTGATTTGTAGTTAGTATTCAAACCAAAAGTTGCTAGCGCTCCTGTAAAAATACTGGACAAAAAAGTTATGTCGTTACTGTTATGAGTTTTTTCAATCATAGGTAGTTTGACATAATTCAAAGTAATAATGAAGCCACTCCAAATTACAACGCCCAAGCGAACAAAAGTAGCTAGGACGTGTAATTCTTCTTCAGAGTGTTCTTTAATTTTGTCTAAAAGACTTTTTTCTTTTTTTGGTTGTTCGTTATCTGTTGTAGGTTGTTCCATGCTGGCTTAAAAAGGCTAGGGTGGAAAACCTGTTAATAATTAAGAACCGAAAAGACCGCGCTCAATAAAATCTACAGCTTTGTCATCTACGGTATTTGTAGTTTGTTCTGCCAACTTACGCAGGATGTCTACAAGCGTACGTTTAAAGGCAGGGTTGTTAATTAGAGCAAACAGTAGTGGACGGATTAGGGTAATCATAATAAATAACTAATTAAGTAGGAGAAACAGCAGGGCTTAAAGCTTTGGGATCTACTAGATATTTACCGTTGATCTTGATATAGTCCCAAGACAACCAACTATCGCTAGCCGAAATAAGCTTATGTGGCTCATAATTATCACTACCACCATTTAGTACGATCTGCTTAATAGATGGGTTTGACGGTAAATTAGAAATATCATTTTGGTCAATAGTGTGAGAGCCAGTGCCGTTAGTATTTTTGCGTATAGTGAATAAAACATCATTTCCAAAATCAAGCTGTATAGTCATGCCACCATGTGTTGCAGCAGAGTAACCAATTTCAAAGCTAGTAAATGATATTGGGGAAGGTGGTAGCCACCAAGCATTATCATTACCATACATTATAGCGCCGCTTCCCGGATCATTGAATCCATCAAAAACATTAGTAAGGCTATGCCAATCCAACATAGCTTCCCTTATCTCTCTCCGGCCCGCTATGTTTTGAGTTCCAGAATAATACCCAGATTCCCAATATGTATTCCAGTTAGACGTACTATCAGAGTTAGCAGTATCGATAACGTTACCTAGTTGGCTTTTTAAATCAGCCCCAGTAATTTTGTAACTAGCTGATCCTCTGTTGACTAACAAAAGATCAGTGTCTTGAAGTGTGCTCATGAGATTGGCGGCTGTAACTTTGTAAGATGTATTTCCTCTATAAACGAGAAAGGTGTCGTTGTCATTTATGGTGCTCATGGTAAGGCGCTCAGTTGATCAATACGGAACCCAGCAGCCTGTACGGTGCTCGTAAATGTAGCTGCCCCATTACTGGCAATCCTCAGTCGCTGTACTGGTGCGCTTCCCAATGCAGTACATGTATAAAACTGCAAATCCGAACCATCGGGACTTAAGCGTTCAGCCTTAATTGCAGATCCAGTAGAAAACGAGCCAGTTGTTGACGTAGAGAAGAAAATTGCAGCTTTAGAACCGGTGGTTGTAGAACCAGAAATAACATTTATGCCATCGTCTCCACTTCCTGCAGCTCCTTTAACAACCAGTTTTGCTGTTGTGTCGGTGCTCGTCCCAAGCAACACCTTGCCTGAGTCGAGGATTCTCATTTTCTCGACAAATCCAGTACTAAAAGCAAGTATGTTGCTACCAACAGCATCGATACGGCTTACTGATCCAGTTGGAGCTTGCATCTTAATGGAGCAATTACCAGATGTTGATAATATGTCTAAGTTTTCTCCTGGATTGAAACGCCCTATGCCGACATTGCCCGTAAATGTAGCGACACCATCAGCACGAATAGCTGCAGAAGTTACCCCAGTATTTCTAGGAATAACAGCAAAGACATTAGAAGTATTATTGGTAGCAGGCCAAGAAGTAACTCCGCCGTAATTTTCAATAATTACACCAGTACCTGCACCAGTAGCAGGAACCGCAGTTCCTATAATTGTGTTACCTGAAATTGAAGCAGCACCATCAACATCCAGGCTGTCGCATTGCAGCTCGCCAGTAATGTCTACGCCGTCTGATTTAGTTTCAAATTTCTTGGAGTTGTCGTGGTAAAGCTCTACTGCACCATCTGTATTAAAGTTTGCCATCGTTTCCGATGCGCCATTTTTTGTAATGGTAACTCGTGGTCCATTGCTATCTAAAACAAGCGCATTAGTTCCTGCGTCTTTTATCCAAGAATTAGTGCCATCATGATAAATCTGCAAGTCATTGCCAGCGCCAAACCTAGCTTTTACGTTGTCGTTAAGATCAACGTTACCAGTAAACGTACCACCAGCCAGTGGCATCTTCGTGGCAATGTTATTAGCAGTTGTAGTAGAGAAGTTGGCGTCATCTCCCAAGGCTGCTGCAAGTTCATTAAGTGTATTTAGAGTGCCAGGAGCAGCATCTACAAGCCCAGAGACTTCAGTGTCAACATATGACTTAGTTGCAGCGTGATTAGCAGCAGTTGGTGCACCAGAAAGGGTCAAAGCGCCAGACATCGAGCCACCAGACAAGGCAAGACGTGTGGATAAGTCAATAGTTGACCATGATGTAACACCAGAACCATTGGTTGTCAGTGCCTGACCGTTACTACCTGTGTTATTAGGAAGCGTAAGAGTATAACTAGCACCAGCACTATGTGGCGGACCTTTGACCTTAATACCATGGGAGTTGTTCTCACAGTTAAGTGTCAGTTCACCGCTTCCATTCGTACCATCGCCTTTAATAACAACATCATCGTCAAAACTTACCGCACCACTGAATGTACCACCAGCAGTTGCCATTTTTGTGTTTACAGCAGTTGTGTTGGAGGCAATGTTGGTAGCGTTAGTAGATATATTATTGGTGTTGGTAGATATATTACTGGTGTTGGTAGATATATTACTGGTGTTGGTAGATATATTAGAAGTATTTGTAGCGATATTGCTTATGTTAGTAGATATATTTCCAGTATTTGATGCAATACTACTATTTAGAGCAGAGTTTTGCGACGTGTTTTGAGCGTCTACATAAGCTTTACTTGCAGCATGTAAGTTAGCAGTAGGTGCACCTGACAAAGTCAGCAGACCAGTCATGGTGCCACCCTGCTTAGGCATGTAACGTGCTTCTGGATCTTCTGCAAAATACTGTTGGAACTCCCACTTGCTTGTAGAAGAGTTGTATTGCAGACGCATTGTTAGGTCATTACTACCAGTAAAACCACTTGGAATACCAGAAACAATGCTTTGAGATTCCAACCCAGTCGAATCACTGACCTCGATTCTGTCCTGATTACTAGGGCTTGATGGGAATGACGAAAAGTTAGCAACAGGGGTGTAAAACACCGCAGAAGCCACTGTTGCAGCGGCCGCATTTGCCGTTGCTGTGGCGGAATTGGCTATAGAAACGGCGTTGCTGGCGTTTGTTGACGCTGTGCTCGCTGTTGACAAGGCTGTGGCGGCATTATTTGAGGCTGTTGCAGAAACTGTGCTCGAATTATTGGCGATGGAAATCGCGCTATTAAATCCACCAGAACCGTCAGATTCACGTGAATTATTAAGCGCCAAAGTGGCATTTGTAGAAGCGCTATTAGAAACTGTAAGAGAATTAGAAGAGTTAGTTAAAGCCGTATTGGCCGTAGATAAAGCTGTTGCACTATCTGAAGCGGCCTGATTTGCGGTTGCAGTTGCACTTTGGGACGCAGATAAGGATGCTGATGAATCGTTAGAAGATTGTGTGGCCAAAGTTGAAGCGGCATTCGCTATATTTAAGGCATTTGCAGACTCTGAAGAACTATTATTTGCGGTGCTAAGTGCTACATTGGACGTGTTATTAGAGGTGGTGGCTAAAGTTGTCGCGGCTTGGGATGCTGCTAGCGCCGATGCCGAGTTTGTTGAGGCTGTATTACTTACATTTACGGCATTTTGCGCTGAAAGTGTAGCTGCACTGGAAGCAGTCACCGCCTCATCGGCTTTATCTTCCGCAGCACCAGAAACATCAAAGGCTTCCTGCGAAACATTTAACAGTTGAGAAAAATTATCATTTAGGTCTACTGCACGTAGTGCACTTCCAGACTGAAAATCTGCTTCAATAGTAGCGTTATTAGTGACACGGAAGATTTTAATAGATGCACCACTAGCAGGTGCGGTTGTAAAAGTGACAGTGCTGCCAGATACAGAAAAAGCGGTGGTTGCGACGTTGTTTATTTCAGCTTTAACGTCAGAAGTATTGATATAACTAAAGCTGATAGAGTATGAAGTTGTAGATCCATCCCCGGTTGCGGTAAATGGTGCGTATTGTGCCATTTTTACTTAGCGTTTTTGTAGTAGTTCCTTAATTTGCTGTTGAACTTTGCTTGCTTCTTCATATTTACCCTCAGCAATCAAAGATTCTTTGAGAGTTTTTAAATGCTTACGATCAGCGTAATCACTATTTGAAAGTTCTAAAGCAATAAAAGCATCTTCATATGCTT